GAAACTTCTATTGACACCTTGCCGGCGGCAGAGGGCATGCAGTTCTTGTACATCGCTTTTGACGATGACGCGCCGCCCGATTTGCGAAAGGCTTACGACGAAGCATCATCACTATCAGCCGCGGCCGACTGGACCGATGTGGTGAAGCAATGGGAACCGCAGTCACCAGATGGCGAGGGTTGGTTCTTGGTGGCGATTTACGACACAGAGGATGGCCCATATGCGTGTTTCGGGCGTCCCGCGGAGGTCTAAGCGATGGCGACACGCGAAGATTTGAATCAAGACTTGAGTGTCGGCATGACGGAAGTGCGCCGAACGCTTGAACATTACAACCTCGGAGAGTGGCAGGAGTATTTGCTTGTCCGTCGAAAGGGTAAGCCGGATAGTTTTATCGTTCTCGCAAAAGAGACGGATGCGAGCGACTTCTGCGATAGATTGGCGGCATTCCACAAAGAAGAAGCTGTTGCGGAGGCTGAGTCATAATTCCCCTTTTTAATGCACCCTCAAAGCATTAACCCTCGCGCGCTTTGCTACCTTCTGCGGCGGACTCATGCCGCCAGAAATCTCTAATCACGAACCGTCTCGCTTCGTCGCCGGCTCAACTGTCACCTGGAACAAATCGCTAAGCGACTTTCCCGCGTCCGATGGTTGGGTGCTCAAGTATTTTCTGCGCGGCCCGTCGCGTCTCGACGTGACATGCACTGCTGACGGGAATGATTTCGTCGCGACGATCGCCGCTTCAGATTCCGCGAAACTGAAGCCCGGCCGCTACTGGATGCAAGGCCGCGTCGAGCTCGCAGGCTTCAAGCATCTCATCACGCCCGACATGCTCGATCTGCAGATTGTTCCCGGTCTCGACGCCGAGAGCGCCAACGTGGACCTGCGCAGCCAGGCCGAACGCATCGTCGCTGAGATCGACAATCTAATCGAAAGGTCCACAGCCGGCGACACGTTCGAATACGAAGTCGAAGGCCACCGCAAAAAAACCTACACGCGGACGGAGCTGCTCGAGCTGCGCAGAACCTATCAGCGCATAGTCAACAGCGAACGCCGCCGCAAACGCGTCGCCGCCGGCGGCGATTTCTTTCAAACCATCCCGGTGACCTTAACCACAGTGAGGTGAAGCTTATGTCGCAATCAGTCAAAGACGTACCCTGGCTCAAGCGCCTTTTCAATTCAGTGAAGAGCGTCTTCAGCCTGACCGCTGGAATGTCAATCGCGCTCGACGCGCGCGGTTGGCCCATGAATTCGATCGCGTCGATCGGAAAGAAAGCCATCTACGACAAGACTACCTCGGGCGCGCAGGCGCTGCTGGGCGCGGCGCTGATTGATCGTCATGTGCAAATCATGGTGACGGTCAATGAAACGTTCGCTGCCGGCAATGGCGCCGCAACTTCGTTCGGCATCGGCGAAACCGGAACTGCCACGAAGTTCAAGTCCGGACTGAACAGTGGCACCGCCGCCGCGCAGACGTTTTACCAGGGCACGCTTTCCGCGGGTAAAGAAATGCTGGTGACCGGGACGGCCGCGACAGGCACCGGCGCTGGTGGCATCGACGTGTCGGTGGTTGCCGTGCCGCTGAGCTCATAAACCCCTTCATGGCCATTTGCGAACTAAGAATCGTGCCGGACGCCTGGCTGCTAATTCTCGAAGCAGCAAAGGGTGAGCCCGCGCTGCCGAAAGACGCGCACGTCACTGACGTCGCGTTGGACCATGGCCACACAGCCACGCACCGCGATAGGCCACCCACAATCGTCTTGCAAATCACGAGCAGCGAGTTCAATCCGGAAGACGACGGCCGCCCGCTGCTGCCGATGTCATTCAGACGCTAATGGCGAAACGCTTCAGACTTTGGAAAGCCACCCGCCGCGCCGCGCGAGTCTTCGGTGCGACCCTCCTGGGCGTGCGCGCCTTCGCGATGGCCCAACACAATCGCCTCACGCGCAACTGGCCCGCCTTTCCAATTGCCATCAATCGCGAGCTGCGGACGCAACTGCGCACCGCGCGCAACCGTTCACGAAACCTGGCGCAAAACGACGATTACATCAAGCGCTATCTCTCTCTCCGCGAAAACAACATCCCCGGCCCAACCGGCTTCACCTTGCAGGTAAGTCTCGAACCAATCTCCGACGATCCACCCGAGGCGCAGTTAAAGCATGACGCCGAAGTCGTGCGGATAATTGAAGGCGCCTTTGCCGAGTGGGCCCACATGGAGAACGCCTCGGCGTCAGGCAAGTTGTCGTTCGTGGACCAGCAGCGGCTGGTTTGCCGCCAGGTCGATCGAGACGGCGAGTCGCTGATTCACCGGCGAGCCGGCGCGGCAAACAAGTTCCGCTACACGCTGAAGATTATCGACGTTGCCTGGCTTGACGAGTTTTACAACACGGTCAATCCCGCGACCGGCAATCGCATCATCATGAGCGTCGAGGTTGACGACGACGATCGTCCGGTCGGCTACTGGCTGACGATGCCGTCGACGGAGTTTATCTACGGCTCGGCGCGGATGATGCGCGACCGGCGGCGCCAGTTTGTCCCTGCCTCTGAAATGAGTCATGTGTTCGTCTGCAAAGACGACGAAAGCCAGGTGCGCGGTTATCCCGAAACTCACACTGCGGGCCTGACACTGAAAGTGCTTGACGAGGCGGATTTCGCAGAACTGGTCAAGGCGCACATCAGCGCGTGCAAAGTCGTGTATTTACGTCCACCGGAAGACGAAGAGGAAGAGGTGTCACCTTCAGCCGATGGTGATCCGAAAAAAGCCATTCCATATCCGGTGACCCAGGAGATTCAGCCCGGCATGCAGATCGTTGTTCCCGCCGGCTGGGAAATGCAGGACGCCAAAGCTGAGAGCCCCAACGCAAACTGGCCGGGGTTTTCCAAGAATCAACTTCAACGTGCGTGCGCGGGTCTCGACGCCGCCTATTCGTCAATATCCGGTGACTTGAGCAACGCCAATTACTCGAGTCAGAAAGCCGGGCGCCTGGATGAGCAGGACACCTATCGCGCGCGGCAGGAGTTCATGGTTGAGCACTTGAACCGCGTCGTCGGTTACGAATGGCTGCGCTGCTCGGTACTGGCCGGCGCGGTGAAGGTTTCGCTGCAGGATTTCCTGCGCGTGCGAATGGGTTGGCAGGGACGGCGCTGGGCGCAGCTCGAACCGTTGAAAGAAATCCAGGCGACAATTCTGGCGATTCAAAACTACCTCAACGATCCCGTCACGGACGCTGCTGAGCGTGGCGCCAATTTCTACGAGATGGTCGAGCGTCTGAAGAAAATCAAAAAGGTCCTGAACGATGCGGGCTTTGATTTTCCAACGGCTGGGCCCGGATCGAAAGCCGTAGCAAACGACAAAACCGACGAGACGCCAGACGGCGCCGCCGATGAAGACAACGCCAAAGACGACGGCTCGAACCGCGTGCTGCGCGCGCTCGAGCCGCAACTGCTTCCTGCGTTGTCGAGGCAGTCAAACGGACAGCCGATCGTGGTCGTTATCAACCAGCTTCCGGCGCATGTGTCAGAACCCGGAGCGGTAGCGACGGGATCCAGTGCGGTCTAGAGGGGTCGCATGATCCGGTCGCTACCGCTCCCGGTTCTGACGCCAATTTAATGCACCCTCAAAGCATTACTCAAAACGTTTTGGATTAACTTCTCATCCCGATGGCGAAGCTCAAACAATTCGACAAGCTGGTAGGCATACACCAATGCCGCAACGCAACGCCTCAACCATCTCCGAGCGACACGCCGATTGGTGTAAGCCAGCGCCGCAACACGACGTTTGACGCGCGCGAGCTGCATCTCGCCGATGACGCCCAGGTCATCTCGGTGACTTTCTCGAGTGAAGCCCCGGTCTACCGAAATATTGGCGGCTTCAGCTTCTACGAAATTCTTGACCACTCTCCCCAGGCTGCCGCCGATTTCCGCAGGCTCAACAGTGGCGGTCAGTTTATTCGCAATCACGACATTAACCAGGTCATGGGTGTCGTCGAAGACGGCAGCGCGAAAATCGATAGCGCCATTCGCAAAGGTTGCGCTGACCTTAGGTTCTCGGAACGGCCGGAGGCGCAATTGGAACGCGTCGACGTGCTCAAGGGTGTGCGTCGCAACTTCAGTTTCGATTACGAGGTGACCGCGCCGTATATCGACACCAACAAGAAAATCAACGGCCTCCCGGTGCTGCGGGCAATGGCCTGGCGCGTGCTCTCAATCTGCACCGAGACTCACGCTGCCGACATCACGGTCGGCCACGGGCCCGATCGTCGCGCCCACGAACATGGACACGCCCAGCAACGCGGCCTGGGTTGCTCGTGCGCGTGCTGCACCCCCGGCAATCCCCAAGCGTGTTGCTGCTGCTGCCCTAATCTGACCTCAGCACCGCTCAGTTGTAACTGTGCATGCTGTCAGTCCTATTACCCCAGGCCGTGTTGTTGCTGCTGTGACGCGACTGGCCA